GACATTTGCTTTTAATTGTGCAGGAACAGATCCTGCCTTTGTAGGAACCTCTACGATAACCGCAGGTGGGTTTGTATCGCTATATCCTTTACCACCATGCAGAAGGGTAGAACTTTTAACTCCATTAACCAGAGTTGCTGCCGAAGCACCAAATCCCGACTCAGAGTTAATAGTTACCTTAGGAGGATACTCAAATCTATAATTTGATCCACTAACACTAGTAGAAATAGAAGTTAAATTACCATCATCATTTACACGAGCAAAACCAACTGCATTTGCACCAAAAGAAGGAATAGGTGCTTCAATTGAGAATAATGCAAGTTTTCGTCCATTCAGAGGAGCATTTTCAAAAATGAAATAATCTCTATCAATATAAAAATCTTGTTTAGGGATCAACAATTGATTATCATAGATTGCAATGAGAAACTCATCTACAATGGGTTCATAAGGAATACCCGATCTTGTCATTTTGAAAGAAGTTTTACCTTCTCCAAAAGAACCAGAAATATCATCAATCTCAAGGATATTATTTTCAATAAAACCACCAAGATAGAAGATATAAGTTAAATCACTAGAGTCTGCAGGAATTCTAGTTCTAGGAGCAGTTGTATATACAATATTCGTTCCACTAACAGTATAATCAACTCCAGGAATTAAAATCTGTCCATAAAGACTGACAACTAAATGCTGAGGTGTTGGTGGTGCTGCAGGATTACCAGCAGTTCTTAATGGAAAGATCCTAGTTGTTCCATCATACGAATCAATTTGACTCTCAGCAACAGTCCACTTTAATTTTACTTGCTCATAGGAAATACCAGGACTGAGAGCAATGTTTGGTGCTGATTTTGTACTTTCATAATAAATTACTTCATCACCAATTAAAATAGAACCATTTTTTTCTACAAACTGATCAACACTCTCTACAACAATAGATGTTGAAGTTGTAGTAATAGGTTCTACAACTTGCGTACCCCCGTCCAAGATACCGATATCAAGTTTGTCGATATCAAGATATTGAATGAATTCATTAACAATATTTTGTCCCAAGCCCGTTTTTTCTTGAGACCTATAGTAATACTCAATAAACTTATTGAAAAGTGGATAGTCTGATCTAATAAAATCGGGACTAATAGCGTTGACCGATTGCGAGACCTTATTGACGTTACTCATCTATTTAAAAACAGCTTGATGTGTTGAGGGAGCCAGCATTATCTATGTTTGGAATTTCGATCGTAACGGGGGGTTGATCGAACTCAGTTGGCGTCAAACTATTTAGTGGTATACTGGGAGGTGGAGTAGTACCAATTGGGGCAACTGTAACTTCAGGGACGACAACATTTAAAATAGTTCCAGGTGTTGTCGCAGGAATTGTTGCATTGTTTGACGGAATAGTAACAACTGGCAGTTGTAAATCTGTAGGAAGAAGATCTTCATTGGTAATACTACCAACACCTGTTACAGTATCAGTGATAGTGATGATAGTATTGTCTGGAATATTACTACCTGTACCGATAATATTAACAGGACCAAAGCAAATACGACCAGTATTATAATCAACAGTTCCTGCCGCATTATTGGTATAGACTTTCTTAATACCAGTGTTGTAGAACATTCTCAGGTTGCCAAATCCATCATCTTCAAATTGCTGGTTGATTCCAGGTCGATCGTAAGTTCTGAAAGTTCCAGATAAGATAACAGGTTCTTTTTTACATTGATTGGCACTACCATCACTACCATCACCATCATTATTACTAGGATTACTATCGTATAAACCAGAACCAATGGAAACACAATATGTGTTAGTTTGATTAGAAATAGGTGTAATGTATTTGAGAAGTGATGTCTGCACAGAAACGTCACTAACACATTTGTTTGCAAGTGCAATTGCTTTCTGATAACTATTCAATCTAAACGTAGAATTGAAGTTATTAATCTGAGTTTGTCCTGCCCAATCAACAATAGAATTTTGAATGTCGGTTTTAATTGCAGAGGAATTAGATCCGCAACCAGTATCGTACTGAGCAAAGACTTTTGTATTGATGTATAGACTATCTGGATCAACTACAACAGGGTCGATAGACGCCATTGCATATTTTCTTAAAAGATTCTGAACTTCTTTTTTAGTAGCAGCGTTAAGTTCAGAACCAGTTTTTGTTAGGATTGCAATATAGACTTTTCCGTAGATAGGAGGGTTTAAAATATCTCCACCATATGCAACAACTGCCTGAGCATTCTCATATAGTTTTTTTGTCAAGACAGCATAGTCTTGAGCAGTAACTGCTCTGTTTTGGGAAGAAAGATATCTAGGAGCATTATATTTAATAGATTCGATAGTTTCAGCAGCTTCACCTTGCTGAGAGTTATCAATAGTAGTTAAAATTACTGTAGAAGCACTATAGGTTGCTGAATTACTATCAGTTAGTCTACCAACAAAACTAAAGTTCTTGACCTGATTTGCTTCCGCTCCAGAAGTTACCAAATACTCAAGATCAATAACCTCGCCGTCTTTTAATGCTCTACCGATACTATCATCACCAAATCTAATTTCATATCTCATGTCCTCACCTTCGTGCATAAAGTACACACGAGTAGTGGAAGTTACCGATGTAATATTATCAGTTATATTGTAAAGATCAGAGGCAGTAGATGATTCATTAGGTCTGACTCTGACAACTAAAGTAGATGTATCAACGTTTCCAGAAGGAATTGCATAAACCTGTTTTGCAAACGTATTAACAATGTAAGAATAATTTAAGATATTACCTTCATAGATAAGCATCTTATCAAAAACTGCTTGACCTGTTGTTAAATCAACATTTGTCGTTCTATCGCTTAAAATATTCCAAATATAATTACCACCAGTTGCAACAGGTCCTTTTTTCAAAGTTATTGAACTAGGATAAACTCCATTAATTGCAGTAGTCTGTATGGTCAACTTAACACATGCTTTTGCCGCTGTAATAGAGTTGGGAGTATAATTCATCAACTTAGCAATGTTGACGACGTTATCTCTAATTGTTGAAGATGGCAAAAATGCCTCGTTCAATGCCATATTAGCGTTGAACGAGGTATAGTAAGTATTATATGCTAAAAGATCAATAATATAAGACAACGAAGAACCATCAAAATCATAATCCGTGAACTCTTCTCTAGTTCTCAGATAGGATTTGATAGAGGCTTTAATATCCTCAAAATCTAAAGCAGTTAGGTTATTCGGTTGCATTATTCAGGTCTCTGTAAAACAAACTCGATTGTTTCAACAATGGGTAACCCAACAATTCGGTACTCAACATAGACATTCAACTTATTACCTGCAAAAACAGGAGTTGCCTGAACATTTACGAGTTGCACCCTGGGTTCATACTGATTAATGGTATTTATGATCTCATCCCTAACTGTATCTGCGGTAAACGCATCTAGGGGTTCAAAAAGCAATTGTCTAACCCTAGAACCAATGTTAGGTTGAAAGGGTTTCTCTCCAGGAGCAGTTAATACTAAATTTTTAATCGATTGCTTGATAGCATTGTCGTTTTGCACAGCAGAAACATCTTTAGTAAATGGATTCAAGAGCAAATTGATCGATAAATCTTTAAAAGATCTCGATTTCTTAAATTCTCTACCAGTGACTTGTTTTAACGCCATTTACTCAGTGGTTTATTTTTGCTGGTTTTATTTTTTTGGTGCAAATTGAGATAATAATCGGATTTTGGATCAGTAATTAGTACATGAGTACCATGATCTTGCTTCATCATCTCAACATTATGATCTGGGACGTGATTTAACCCCATAAAATCCTCCAAACAAAGTTCGTAGAACTTTTTATGGGGTTCTATCCCAATAATATTTATCGACCTTGACCGCGATAACGCTTTTTAGCATTATTTCGACTGGTTGCAGCATATTTTGTATGCTGACCTCCACCTTGACGAGTCTTTTTCGGGGTGGTCTCGATCATATTGCCGCCAGAGAGCGACTTTTTCATTTTTGCCATAATTTTAAGCTCCTACAAATACGTTTGGACTGCTACCTGCAACTTTGGACAAACAACCATATGGTCCTGTTCCTGGTGTTACACCAAAAGGATCATTGAATCTACCCAATCTTTTTTTATTTACGAAGACTGTAGCAGTGGTAGCAACTAGTTTCCTAGGATGTCCTGCGGCAGTCTCTCGTGCCCCTCCAAGGTCTGTCAACCACCATGCTGGGGTAGACAATGTAGTTAGGCATTTATAACCTGTAGAGGTCGTTACATGCAATGTGGGGGTTGGGTGTGGGGTTAATTCGTCTTGGTCCACAATGGGCACCTTTTTATTAATTAGCACATTTGTTACTGCTGGTCCAGCAGGGAGTTGTGCAACTGGTGGCCAAAGTGTTACTGGTTCTTGAGTTGCTATGGGAACTTGTCCCATATCAGGTCTCATTGGGGGGTGTGGACATGGAGAAAGCATACCTCCTACATGTCCTGGGTGTGCAGTAGATCCCGAACCTTTTCCGTGACCACTACAGGTCCCCATATACAATGCTGCTCCTAGTCCTGATGGCATGATTAATTAGCAAATCCTGGGTCGTATGGGTTTCCGTATGCTTTAGTAGCTTCCGATACTCGATCAATACTCCTAGTGAAATTATTGAAAATAGTAATTTCACCTTGTGCAGTCCATTCCTGACATCCTGGTCCTAATAAAGGAGACATACTATAAAGATATGAAATAGTAGTCGAGTTTCCTTGATCATCAGTAGTCGTTTCGTCTGCTCTGGTAGATGATCCTGGTACATTGCATACAAAATGCGATTTACCAATATCAACGGGAGTACATGTTAAAGATACTTGAATTGACGTTTGACGGGTAGTATCTGGGCGATACTGCTTCATAAGATATTTAGTGTATTCGGAAGCATATGGCAATTGTGTCAAACTTCCTTGTACAGTTTCAACTAAATTTTCTTGATACCGCTCTTTCCGTGGAATTACGTCTTGAATTAGTGCTTCAAACGTTGCATCGCGCCTAGGTTGGTCTGCTGCTTTCTCATCACGATAGATATTTTTCAATTCTTCAGTGATAGGAGTCTGATTTAAGTGATCTACGTTGTATTTTGACGTATATTCTTGCTTCAGAGGTTCAATATCCTCTCTCCTATACAATTCTTGTGCAAATTCTTGCTCTCGAACGCGATTGATATCGGGTCTAACCTCATAACGAGGTATTCTTTCAGTTTCTTCGATTACTTTTTTGCGTGCATTGTACAATTCTTCAATTTCTTGAACGGCATCACTCGCAATTGGCGATTTTTCTACCCCATTTTCTACTGTATTAGGCAAAGTTGTTAAAAGATCCTTAAAATCTTGCAAAGTTTGCGTAGAATATCCCTCATGTTCCTTCTCTGTTGGGATATCTCGGTAAATATTCTCTACAAATATCCTAGGACGATTGTTAATACCAGCATCTGTGTCAAATCCACCATCATATCCCGCACCAGCATCAGTAATTTGCACTGCAGTGAGCACTCCATTACTAAAAGTACCCTTTACTTTAGCAGGAATTCCATTTTCTGACGCAGGTTGTGTAATATTTAACACAGGTTCCGTGCCAGTTTGATTCCAACCACTACCACCATCGACAATATTGATGCTTGTAACCCGTCCATTGGTAATAATACCCTCTGCTACTGGTTGAATTGCGGTAGTTAGTGTGTCAATTGCTTCTTTATCAAGGTCAGCAGTGAGAAATTGCACGCTTTTTTCCAAAAATTCATACAAACCGATCAAACATGCGCGGTCTGGAATGCCATGTCCCGCGACAGCAGTAATTTGATGCTGTCTACTAGAGGTATATTGCGTGTCTTTTGTAAATGCACTACCAGATCCGTCCAAATATAAGACATGATAACTAAAATTTGAGTAATCAGTGTGGAAAGTGCGTGTAATAGTATGACCATTGATGGTATCACCTGGTCTCAATAGGTTAAAACTAGTAGATCCTGAAGGAATTGTCAAGGGACCAACGCTAGTAACCTTCACATTCATCGTTAAAGTCGATGTTGTCCCATCATTATGAGTTACTGGATATGATAATGCAAAGGTATTATTGACACTATACCCTGTTCCACCAGCAACTAGTTCAGTTACTCTCCAATTAGTGCCCTGAAACACTGGTGTAGCACCTGATTCATCATATCTTGGTGTAATTTCTACCTTAATTCTAAATCCAGTGGCGGTTGGTTGATTCTCCATTGTAAAAACTTGGAAATCAAAGAAGGTTTCATCGCCTTGCACCCAAGGATTTTGAGGTGATTCAAATGTAGTATTACCTTCATTAGTGTCAAATACATCTGTATAGGTAACACCATCGTATGAAAACGAGAAATCTAGTACTGTATCTGGTACTGTAGTGGATAAAGCGTTGTATCGGAATACAACTTTATCAGAACTCGTCCCAATACCAAACAATGTAGGATGTGGGCAATCGGGGTCGCCCGTCAAATCAGGTGTTCCAGTATACTTTAGTTCTGTGGATGCCGCCGTGCAACTAAAATTGGTACATGGAATACATCTAGCACCAGCATCTGCAGAAGAAGATGAACTACCAGGATCATAACCAGGTTGACCCTCTGTTCCACTGGAAGGAGTTGTTACAGTCGTGGTTCGGTCTTCAGTCTCAATATAGAATGCTGCAATGCCTGAGTGCCCCGCCCCCTTGCCACCACTGGTGTCATAGATGTATGCAAACCATCGCTCAGAGTCCTGTAGGTCAAACGACAATTCGTTGGGAACATAATCGTAATACCGAGTGCCTGTTTGATTGAACTCATCTGTGGATGCCTCGGAATACTTCCCACACATTGCAGGTGCATCGAAATGAGTGCTGAAGAAGTTTCGTGCTGGGTCTGCAACAAATGTACTAGGATACATTACATTATCAGCATTCCTATAACTGATCTGATAATTGCCACCAGATCGAATCGGATCCTCGGGATACTCCTCGAAAATTATACTTACACCATTGTTACCAGGTGTAGACTGCTCACATGGTGCATTACTATTATCATTATTACCTGAATGTCGGCAAGGCATTGTCAGTTACCCTCCAATGTACTGATACGATTGTACAATTCATCGTAGTTTTCTTTCACATTCATGTACTTTGTATGCCCTTTTGGTTTGTAATACGTCTTATCAGGTGTTGGTAGTTCGGACACATACTTTTCAAGCGCCTCAACCCGTTCTATGAGTGCTAGAAGGACTTCATTGATCTGTACATGTTCTTCATGATTCTGGTCGTCATTCATTTTTTGCTCTTCTTAAAATAAAACTATCACCATCTACTTCATATTCCAAATCTTGATTGATGTCCCATCCCAGTTCTTCACACACTTCATAAGGAATTGTCATGATGAGATCTCCGAAATCATCTTCTTCTAGTTGTGTTGTGAATCTATGGGACATACCTCTACCTACATGCGATTACTTATCTGGGGGTTATCTGTTGGATTCTTCTCTTTCCACTCAACCCATAGTGTATATAGATCTTTCTGATCTTTAACTAACCCTGCACTGGTCGCATAGTCTGCACATTCATACATTCTAGGGTCTAGACCGCCCTCTAAGCGAATTAACTGCTCTAACGCCCATACCCTCGCATCCTGTCTTTCAATTCGGGTCTTGGAGTCCATTTTTTTACCTCAGAAATTTTTTTATATACGCCGTTGACATTAACTCGAATAATATCTAAGGCGTCTGGGAACCTTTGTAGGTTAGGGTAGTGGCCGTTTTTTATATTTAACGGGGGCCAATTTACTGCCCTCAGTAACATTTAATGACTGCTCAGTTAGTGTTACATAGTCCCTCCGATTACTCTCCTATTATACATCCTGTGTGGCATAGTTGTCAACACATTCCCAAGACCATTTGATATGCTTGATATAATCGAAGCACGACATTCTCGGAGTATTTGGGAAACTATCTCCCATGCTATTCCGAATCCCATCGATATACCTTTCCATGTCATAAATGCTCTTGAAAGTTCCTCTGAGGTTGTGCTGATTGTCGTAGATGAGATAATGCATAAGTCTTGAAGATACTAGGTGTGTTTCTCAACCCTTACAAGGTTATTATAAAGGAAAGTGAGAAATAAGTCAAGGGGGTTTCTGACATTTATCTGCATATTCTCACAGGGGTTGACAATCGTTAGGTGACGTGCTAAGAGTACAACAAACGGAGACAATAATCGAGGAATAAAACACACTAATAGGTTTTTTAATAGTTTTCCACAATTTCCGCATATGTTGTGGAAAAGTGTTAATCAGTGCTGTGGCGGTTGTTGTTACGTTGTTTAGAGATATACTCTCGAAAAGTTTTCCACAGGATGATAGTAATTTCCTTAGTTGTCAGTTTGATGTAATCGAGTTGTTCTCTGAATGTCGTCCCATTTTTCTGGGAAGATGAGAACATTGACTTGCGTTGTTGGTTTTCTAGCAGAGGCGGCAGATTCTCGGGGTTTGTCATACTCACAAATGCAGTAAGTTATATAATCGTGTGAAATAAAAGTAATATACCCCTCAACACCATCTAGAGAGATATATTCATTTAGTTGGAAATCATCGGTTGTTATCATATAGTTAAAAACGGATGATTGTTGTCAAGAATGTCGGATGATGTAGCAAATTTAATTGTTCCTTGTGTGGGGTAATACTCTGCTAGGTGTTCATCATAAATGGAGACATTTTGCTGGAGTTGGTTTTCATCCAGTTGTTGTAATTGTTCTAATAGTTGTTGATAAGTCATGTTCATTTTACGATAATCGGATGATTCTGACCATGGGAAGATAATCCAACTCATTTGCAATAAGAGGGATCAATTTGACAAATTTTATCCATCTTTTGATCGTTAATCTCTTGCATTTTATTGATAGCAGAGAGACCAACATTAACGCCGATCAGGATAACAATAGCAGCAAGAGCGATACGCATGATGATAAAAAATAGGTGTGTAATTAATTAGGCGAAAATGTAACCATTAGTGAATTCTTTAGTTACATTGTTGTCACGAACGAACCACTCATAATTCTTTTGAAAAACACCATCAGTGACGCCATTACAGAAACGATTGATGATAGCATTAAGGCGAGATTTAGTTGTAGTTGTTTGCCAACCACCATCAAAGATTTCAAGGAAGTCTTCACCAAGGACGGCAATTTTGTTACCATGAAGACGAACAATAGAAGTATTATTTTCTTCGTTAAAATGAACAGAAGTGTTACCAGATTGCCAGTTCTTGCTGTTAGCGAGAGCAGCGTTCATTTGTTGTTCGATTTTACGCATTTGAGATGATTGAGTGAATGTTTGGTGGGTTTGGTTTCCCTCCCCCTGATGTCTTTATTATAGAGCATTTCGGGGGTCTGTATACCCCCTGTGTGCCACTTTATTAGGTGTCACATACCATTCATAAAATCATGAATTGCTTCGTTATATTCTTCTTCAGTCTGAAATGTGCGACCGTGAATAGTATAAGGAAACGATTTCTTTTGAAACATTGTAGACGCGGTTTCGCAGTCTTTTCGATCATAACCCATTTGAACAAGGTTTTCAACGTAAGGATTCACAATAGTCATAATTTAGTGTTAGTTAGGAAAAAGGGCGATTCAGTCAAAGAGGGCAGTTTTTTCGTATGCATCATAAAACATATCCCATGCTTTGTTATTATCAACAAAGGACGAAACCTCAGCATGTTCAGCAACATAATCATATGCCATATCAATGTCGGCATTTGTGTCAACAATGAACGCGGGAAGCGTTGCGATTGCGTCGATGAACTTGGGGGAGGTGTGAATCATGTGTGTTTCTTTCATGTTCCTAATATGGCACAGATTTGGGTAAAAATCAAGGGGTTTTGTGCTACTTTGATTAGTGGCACAAGGGGGGTTGACTTACTGGGCGAGTTCCCACATATCATTAAAGTTGCGTAACCAGTTCACATGTTTCTGATCTAAATCGGTTAAATCTTGCTCATCTGCTGAAACATATGGAAGACTATGTTTAGTGCAATAGTCTTCATAAACATCGGTTAAAAAATCAATTTTGTCCATTTATACGCCCTCCCTGATGTAACCATTTTCTGACTTGATAAATGCATCGAGCATAGGAATGTTCAACTCAGGATCATCAAAGTCAATTTTTGCACATCCATCAACACCCCACTCTGCTAATTCTTGAACGAAATCTTTCCAATCAGAGCAGTAACATGCTACGTTTTGAAAGTTACCAACTTGGAGGATTCTGTTGATGATTGTTTGAGTTTTGGTCATGGATGTGATTTGTTTGTATACACTTATTATAGTGTGATTTGTGGCACATTGTATTACTATTGTGCCACTTATTTAATTGTCACTCTGATAACGGCGATTCTCTTTTTTGAATGTAATTATTACCATCGAGCACATCCTGAATATAATTGGAGGGACGTTCTTTCATCAATTCTTGAATCTTTTCCTCCTCTTCGGGCATAACTTCCCAAGTGCCAAACTTTTCAGGTGAGTTCCAAAAATCCTCCCAATCTTTGGGGGAGTCAGTTACATCCTTGATATTTTCGTTCATTTGTTGTCTCCTAGTGTTTGTTGCATTGTGATACCACGCGCCGCGAATGCATCGGATACGATACCACATAGCGCAGTAACTTCAAAGTCACTTAATTCCCAAAGTTCACCAACAAGTTCAATTTGTTCTTGAATATCGTTGCTGAGTTGTAATGCTTCAAAGTTGTTCATTTTAATGCTTCAACCTCGTAACGGATTTGATTGGGGTATGTTTTTTGTGCCCATTTTAGCACTCGATTGTTTTGTGCTTTGATGCCCTTAGATGTTGTTGGTTTGGTGGGCATTGTGCGAGTAGTTTGCATCATCGTAAACTCATCATAGAGTCGGACAAGATACGTTTGTGTGTTATTTTTCATTGTCATCAACCTCCAAACATTTGATCAAAAAGTTCTTGTGAATCTCGCTCTAATTCCTCGCGATGTTCTTGACACCAACGCTCGTGATCTTCCATGCGTTTGATTGCCATCCACTCGGGCAATCCTTCGTGCATGATGATGTTGCCGTTAGGAAGTTTGTGTTGAAACATGATTATCAGTTGAAAAAGTTGTTAACGCGATCGTTGAAAGATTTGGGTTCAGGACGTACAAATTCTTCCGCACTTTCAAAACCATCAGCAATAAAAGTGCGGGCATCATCATTAGTCCAAACTAATGAGACAATGAGAATAAGAGTGCAAGTTTTACAGATGATCTTGAACATTGTGTGAGGTGTGTTCCTTTGACTCTTATAGAATACACGAAAACGGCGACCGATCAACCGATGGTGTGCCACTAACTATTCTGGCACATCCAACCCTTCATGAATATCCTCGACGGCATAATCTATATCATCGGTGCCAAATTCTTCCATGTAGTAATCCAAACTAACACCGAGTTTCTTACATTTTTTGATCAATTTCTTGTACTCTTTTCTGTTAGCAACGTGCAACACATGCAAATCAGTTTCAATCTCAATAAAATTAGGTTGTTCGAGTTGAATGATGCCGTATTTAGGGAAAGAGGTGTTCATGATGAAATAAAAATGTGTGAGTTGAATTGTATACTATCACATATAAAGATAACCGCCCGCCCAATCAGCACGATAGAAACATTCTTCACGAGAATTATCATCAAGCAAATTAAATCGGATATGCTTTGCAGGTGCTTTCCATGATGCTGCTTTATATACGTTGCCAAACTTTTTCTCGATAAATGCATGAACGCTACGCGATCCGCCTTCAGTTTCCATCACAATTTTATGGTATTTCCTACCACTTTCGATGTAAAATTTGTAGTCCAGTTTGCTACCATTTTTGTAGAAATCTTGGGACAATGCTTCACAAAGCATTTCAGAATACTTGAGAACTTGTGCGAGTTGTTGTTGCATTTGAGGTTGAGATTGTTTGAAGTCGGTGAAAGATTGGCGCATAGTAATCAGCAGGCGAGACACATTGCAGAGTTGAAGAGTTGCGGTTCAGTGTGCATTTCTGTCACTTCATAACCATAACCCTCCACACGAGATGTAACCTCACGATCAAAATCACGCTTGAGAATGTAACGCTTAGACTGAGATTGTCCCATGAAAGTAACAGTCTTCAGAATGTAGCGGGTGCTGATATCACCATCAGCAAACTTAACGGGATAGAAGTCAACAACCATGTTGGCATCTTTTGAGGTGAGTTGCATGTGCTTTGCTCTGTTCCTTTGACTCTTTAATAATACACCATTCTGAGACGCCTACAAGCGTCTGTGTGCCACTTTGAGGGGTGTCACACCCATAAACCCTCCAGTCCCTTTAATTTGAGTTGCATCGCCGTATATGGTGTGGTATTGTTGATGCTTACTGGTTCACCTAGTTTCTTACTATTGATGGGGGCAATGTATTCACGTTGTTTAACATTGTAGAATCCCCAAATTGTTTTTGCAGGAATACCGCCATTGTAAGTGAACTGAGCATGATTGCAACACCAAATGCGTAAAACATTGCGTCGAAATGTTTCAACTTCATAAGTGTAGTTTTCTGGTGGTTCATGTATAAAATCTATGGGAAGTTCCATCAGAAAATGTGTGTCCACGAGTGATGTTGTGCTTTGGAGATTCTACCATCATCAAGCAATCCATCAACAACGCGACAGAACACTTCAAACTTTTCCTCACGGGTGAGATTTTGGTCAACACTCAGTGCTGCCTCACCAATAACTTTGACGACGTTTTTCTTGAGCATTTTACTGAGCGAGATTCCAGAAACGTTGTGAAGCGATTGTTGCCTGTTGTTCGATAGTCAAGTCAGGATATTCTTCCTGAACTTGTTCAAAAAGAGATTCCATGATCTCTGTATTTGTATCACATGACATAAGTTTTTCCATTAGAAAGGGTTGCTCCATGTCTCGTATTGTTTGAGACTAATCTCACCACACTTGCAAAGCATATCAGTGAAATCACCGAATGCAATACGCTTGGCGATCTTGTCAGTTTTGAGTGAAGGATTTTCAAGAGTTGCTACCTTCCAGTTGTAACGGAATTGCTCAACAACTTGTGCTTTGGTGTAGTGACGCATGGTGGTTTCCCTTGATTGCTATAAACATAGTATGACACAGGATCGGACCCAATGGGGCGATCAGTGGACACTTTGACAAACTGGCACATCAGCAGTAGGCAAGAGGAGGGATGCCCTCTAGAAAGATTTGATTAACAACGTTCTGCAATCTTGCTGCGATAGCATTACCCATCTTGTAACCTGTTGGCATAGTAACAACACCTTCCTGCTTTTTATAGAGGTGAAATGCACCAGCAGGGATGCGACCTTCAGCAACAGCAGCGCGGTCATCTTTATGCACACGGATAACACGACCGATTGTCTGTGCCATCTCAACAATAGGCAGATTTCTGAGCAGAATAGTATGTGTCAACCCAGGCACATTGATGCCCTCACTGAGAATAGAATAGTGGAAGATCACAAACTTTTTAGTGTCATCAGCACCCCAAGATTGCAGAGTGGTGAAGAACTCTTCACGACCAACTTTTTTGTCGTTGATGATAGCACCGAACTTAGAGGTGATGTGCATCACGTCATAACCTTTCTTGTAGAAATACTCAAGAATGTCAGTGTGTCCGAGCATATTGCCAAGAACCTTAGAAGATGGAGCAGCAACCAGAACTTTAGGTTTCTGGAATACATCAAGTTGCTCAAACATATCCTTCAGATTGTCAGCATCAACCTCGTGTGCATTGTGCTTAGTGCGAGTGCGATTTGTCTCGAACGGCACAACTTTAGGAGGGACGATTGCACCTGCTTCGATGAGTTCCTTGGCAGGAACATTGCAGAGCACACCACCCCAAACATCAGTATTGTTCATGCCGCGTTGAACACTTACACCACGACCAGTTTTAGGGGTTGCAGTGAAATAATAACGACGCTTAGCATACTGAGCAGTAGCAAAGACGCTAGTGAAGAAGTGCTTACCGCACCCATTGTGTGCTTCATCAAAATAAATGGTGTCAATATCAATACCACTCTCAACAACGCGGTGTAAAGAATGATAAGTGGTGAATATAATGCAAGACTCAGATGCTGCCCGCGCAGTGTTAGCGAAGAGAGCAATTTTGTCTGCTTTTGTTGTGCTGAAGTGATGTGTCTCGCCGCTATGAGCATGACAAACATGCGTCCATGTAGCAGACACAAACTCCATGAACTCTTCACACAACTGATTAGCGAGAAGAATACGCGGAGCAACAACAACTGTCGTGCTACCTTGTGCAGCACGAGCGAGAGTGTCGGCAATCATGATGTAAGTCTTGCCGCCACCAGTAGGCACAATAATTTGACCTGCATTGTTGCTTTGCATAGCATCAAATGCACGTTGTTGATGGGGGCGAAGTTGCATGAATAACCTTAACTATGAATATAGTATGACATGAAAAAACCCCCAAGTCAAGGGGGTTGTGCCACTTCATTCACTGACCTCGGCAGCACCATGAGCAATGATCTGCTGATTTAATTGATTTTCTGGCATATTTCCGCCTGGGACTTTCTGTCCTCCATATCTTTCAACGTGATAATTAATCCAATCTCCGTTACCATGATAGAACCAACTGCCATTTACTTCATACTCTAGATTCTTATTATAATGCATACAGGTTCTTAACACTTGGTTCAGCACTTGTGCTGATACTGGTTCAAATGTCTCTTTCATATTGATATACTCATAGACTTCACCAGTTTGTTCGTTTTTATCTTCTCTAGCAGAGAGAATAACACCAGATTTATTTGGTTGCATCCATTCTGGAATCACTTGAGGTGATGTCTTCCAGACACATTCAAATGCTCTGCATAATTGTGGACGATCTTCATAGATTGTACACCCACCACATCCAACACTATCATTTTTTGCAAAATGACATGGGATTCCCTGCATCATTTGATATCCATGAATATTTGCGGGGAGAAATCCTTGGCAACACATGTTGCAGTCACCACACTCTCTGTAGTCATTACTTGGTACAAAATCTGTCATCGTTTAATAATTAGAATTTCATGTGATTTCTTAGGATCATTATTGACTTTATTCTTGCCAATACGTTTCTCACCTAGTGCATATGAATAATGCCACTCAGGATATACAATTTCATACTCTGAATACCAGTCACGAATTGTCTCACAATTATTGTAACTGAGAATAAATGGTCCCTTATGTTTAGAGAGTTGTAGCATCAAACCCTCATGGTTGAAAGTATCATGATGCACTGCAAAATTGCAGTTTGGATACATCCCCTTGAACATCTTGTTATCTTTATCCTTTTCCAAATAATATGGAGGATCCAGATACAAAAAGTCTGAGTCAAATTCATCCAGAGTGACAGAATAATCACCCTTCATCGCAGTCAGATTTGGATTGCGATATTCTTCAACACGTTTACACATACGCTCCCATTTTTCAGGAGATTCGTAGATCTTACTCATCCATCCCAAGAACATAGGTCCATAGGAAAGATTGTGATTGAAATAATAATATGCTGCTGCGTTCTTATGATCTAAACAGATAGGTTCACGTTCATAATACTTGTATCTGTCACCATAACCAGCAAACATTTGCTGAGTGATATTCCATTTCAGCAGTTCTTCTTTAACTGCTTTGTATTCTTCTTTTGTAGGCACAAGATGTCTACAACGATCTGCAAGTCCTTGAGGATCTTGCAACAGAATACACCAAAATACAATTAATTGCTCAAAGGCATCAAAACCAATAGTCTTGATGCCTAACTCAGAACTCCAGCGAGATTCTAGACTACCACCACCCAAAAATGGGGAGATAATTCTATCCTTAGGAAACTTTTCAGGAAGATATTCAGTGATAATTTTATATGCCTTGGATTTTCCGCCAGCGTATCTGAGTGGGGTTTTCATTTGCGTTTTGCAGTCTTTGTTAGAATTGTAGCATGTGCTTCCTGAATATATTGCTCCCAAGGTTTACCCGATTCTTGGTAATTCCAAGCAGGATAACAACCCTCGGAAGCAACATAGTCACGAAGACATTTTTCTTCCATCTCTTTGAAGGCAGAGATGGACATAGTTTCTGCACCAAAGAGACCTTTAACTGGTGCAAAAACCTGTACAGAAGTAATCATATAAACTGATACTTCAGCGCCACTCATGATCGATTCATGTACCAGTTGGTTAATACCAAAGGAACGAATTGATGGGCGTCCAGTATTAGCGGACACATAGAATGACATGGTGGATTTGATACCACCTTTAGAGACACTGCCACCGATCTTCATGATCTCACCATCTTTGACGAGGAGATATACACGACCAGCATCATCTTTGAGAACTTTGTTATCAAGATTCTCATAGTTGAGTTTAAGTCGTGCTTTGGAAGGTCCGTCGTTCAATGCGAACTTTCCGACCATTGTAGCAGTTTTGACGTTGGAGATGTGCATAATAAAATAGCGATTTTGGGAGAGTCTTTGGGGCGCTGCTCATTCCGTTGATCATATTGTAGCAGTTAGAGGCAGGGAATGATATCCACTGCGCCCACTGCGTCAACTGGCACAAGGTTGTCCATAACAAACTTTACATTGTCCAGTCCATATACTACCACTTCTTGTCTAGAATAGAACCCATTTTTTGCTTTGTTTTTCAACCAAGTGATGCGATACTTGTCAATCATTGATTAGTTCACCGATAGTTTCATCTTCACTGCCAAGAATAGCAGAAACCCAGTCATCTTCGGGTGCTTGAATGATGTCATTCTCATCCCAAGAGATGTCAAAGTCTTCATTGTACATACTGACCAAATCCATTGTTTTGTGAAATTTGTGCTGAGCGTCTCCAGTCTCTCAACTGGTTTAGTTTTGTTTTGAGTTTACGAAGTTCTTCATCAGTATACAAGAAAGGATCATCATACCCTTTCTTGATTGCTTTTTTGAGAACACTAATTTCAGATTCTAACATTACCTATACAAGTCAGTTAAATGTAGTTTTTCTACGATTGCTTCTACCTCTTTCATTTTGTTGAGATAGACGGGTTGTTCAATTAGTTTGTCTTGATAATAGCGTTTCTGTAGATCAGAAACATACAAGAACAAAGCATCCTTTAGGATCATTTTTTCTTCTTTGTCGAGAATTGCAGAATGGAGGAACTGCATCAGTTATCCCTCCGCAGTGTCTTAAGATAAGACATTACATCCTCACGAACCCACATGAGTTCATTGTAGCACTTTTGATTGTGAGCACACTGACGCAATTTATGGTCAGGTTTGAGTACGGACTCGATAAAAAGATCAAGTCCTCTGTTGAACTTTTCGTTTTGAGGTTCGGTGTCCATTTAGTTACGATTGGGTGGTGAAATCCAGGTCGTAGTCTACAGCAGATGCATCGTCAAATTCTAAGTCTTCATAGAAACTTTCGATTTCATCAATACCATCCATTGTCATTGTCGATTTCTGGGTCAAATTTTCGGTTTTTTCTATCTGCTTTGGATTTTCTGTTGTCGTATTCGCCATGATAGTTGTCCTCGGTTGCGTATCTATTTGTTCCACGTTGTCGTTTGTCACGGATGGATTTTCCAAAAGAGTAGTAACCTCGTTCGTTACCACCACGCCGAAAGGTTTTGCCCATGATAGAGTTAATGGTCAGAAATAAACTACTAGAAATATATATCAGCGATCAAACTGAGGGTAAACCGACTTAACGTAGTCGTCATCATCCTTTTCGGGGATGGCATAAGTCTGAACATGCAGATCTTCAAAGACATAACCAACACCCTTCAAGAAGTCAGCAGTTTTTTCTACCGCATCTTGCAAAATAGTTGACTCAAACTCTTTAGTAGTTGTAGTTTCGTCTTCGTCTGTGCAAATTAGAGTGAATTGTGGCATTGTCTTGATTGGTTGACTCTAGTAGTATAACAGGATTTCTCTAGATGCACAACCCCCTGTGCCACCTTATTCAGTGTCACACGATACATTAAATGCTATTGATATTCTATCTTCATCACTTTTACTAGGTTCAACATCATGCTCTAACCAACTAGGAAAGAACATAATCATGCCCTCTTGAGGTTCAATGAACATATATTCAGTGCCATTATTAAAATATAAATGATCTGGCATTGATTGTATCAATGCTCCTCTAGGATCGTAAAATCTAACTCTACCACTATTTTGTGGTACTTTTACATAATAGATACCAGACAAAAATATATTTGTTGATATATGTGTATGTCTTCTATTATGATGTCCTTTCCCATTGATATTAATCCATGAATACAATGAGAAATTAGATAATGGTTTATTCTCTAATCTTGGTGTTATCTGTTGTACAACATCCAGTAATTCTTGACAATGAAATTCTGGACTCTGATACCCACCTTCATTAGAAATAGAAACAGATTCATGAGTATTTTGAAACTCATGAATCTGCTTTATTAACTTTGAATTGTCTATATTCACAAACTCCATCCATAATGGAGTTGAAAACAAATTATAGTTTTCCATAATAAAAGTGTTTCGTCAATTATAGCACATTAACCAACAGGTTCAAATGCTTCATATTCAATAACTACTCTACCATCTCCACCATATTGATTACCTCGGGCATGGTTAGTGCTTCTAATTCCGCCCCTACCTACTTGGTTTCCTGGCCAATAAGGGGACGAAGTTGCCTGTGGATGTAAGTCTCTACCGCTGCCAGTGTAAGTATTTGCATTATTAACAGGGTGATTAGGATGACCACCAATATATCCTGATCCTCCACCACCACTTGATGAATTGGGTTGTCCACCTCCACCAGCACCACCATAATAACCAGCACCACCGCCACCAGAATTGCAACCATTTCTACCAGCAGCAGATGCCCATTGTCCTCCGTAAATTCTATTGGGCCAACCAGTTGCAGCACCATTTTGTTGTCCACCACATGCAATACCGCCTCTTAACTGAGCACCACGGCAGTTACCTTGGGGACCTGGGGCAGTGCAGTTTCCACCACCATTGTTTCTATATTGTCCACCACCATTTTGTGTTCCACCTCCACCACCTGAAG